GATCTAATCAATGGTGCTTGCAGTTAAAAAAAATAAAGGGAAGTGATAAAAATCACTTCCCTTTTTAATTTTATTATTGTTCACCAGTAGGAAACTTTTGTTGTTGTTTTTGATATCTCATGGTTGTTTCCCGCTTGTCATACCAGTCAATTGGATGAACCTTATCCATTCCTGGGTCAGGAGTACTGTCATAAGTAAAACCAATCTTGCTTAACCAGAATTTAGCTTCTTTCTCTTTAAACTTCTCCATTTTCTCTCCACCAGAAACTATAGCAGAGATTCCATCAAAAATAGTTTTTAAGCCAGAGCTAAACATAATTGAATTGGAATAATCCCCCATCTGCATTAGTTCATTGGCCATTCTAACAGGATTCATCAGAGTAATACCTTCATCTCTGCCCCCCATAGTAAGGTTGAAGGCGGCACCAGTCCAATAATACAGAGGGTCACTTGTATCGTAGATGGTATTTCTCAACTGATAAGACATCACTCTATCATTAAACTCCTCTGTACCCGGTATAAAAGCACCATATGAATAATCATTAATATTCTTTGGATACCTTACCTTTCTATTAGGATTGCTCCAGTTAGCAAGTTGCTCATTTGCCTTAACTTGATCAACATAAATAGCACGCTTTGGAGTTAAGAGTCCGGGTTTAATTACCTTATTTTTGCCCAACCAAGGATAAGTTAAAGATAAACCAGTCGCTGAGTATTTAAGGGGTAACTTACCCTTTCCTGAGTACACTTTCTCTCCAATCCTTCTCTCATTTCCTCTATATAGGCTTCGTGCAAGGATTGCTAATAAGAAGTTTATCCAGAATCCTAAACACATATCTGCAACCTTCTTCAGCTGGTCTGGGTCCCAACCACACCTTTGCATATGTTCCTGTAAACTTTTACTCTTAAATGCAAACGGAAGGGTCATTAGAGCAAGAGTATATCCAGCATACTGCCCACCAGTAATTGTATCATACATTACTAACTGCCTATTACTAAACACACTCCATAGAGCTAATCTATAGGAATCTAGCATAGCATGCTTATATTCATCTGCGGATACAGAGTAGTTACTGTAGTAGTTTCTCTGAATATAACCAAACATGTAGCCCTTAATCTTACCAAGAGATTGAGTATAAATGCCAGACTGGAACTCTGTAGCATTAAGCATACCATAAACTCCTTGAGAAGAAATTATATAATCATTAATACCATTACATAGCTTATACTCATCATCCTCCGTAAATGATATTTTTCTAATCTCCTCTTTTAGAGCAGCATCAACTTCCTCAGCAGTTTTATATCCTCCAGATTCATTGTATATAGGAAGGGGTTTTCCAAGAACATCGTTATAGAAATCCTCCAATTCTCCAAGAGCTCTAGAATCCTGGAGTCTTATGATTTCAATATTAATATTATCCCCTGCTAGACTATTATTCTCTATAATCTCAGCAAGCTCTTTTCTTGCTTCTGACAAATGTCTATATGTAGCAGCATCAGCACTATTTTTTAGTATACCTGGCCTAATAGATGGATTACCATTACTATCAAACTTATACATTTTTGGAACTTTTATTCTCTTACCGCTCTCTACATCAAATACATGCTGGGAGCTAAGCATAGTATAATAAATAATACCAATCAGTGCATTATCAGTAACACTATAGTTTGCCATTGCAATATTCACCAAAGTCTGTAAGGAGAAAAATCCTTTCCTTCTTCTAATCTTAGCAGGAGTTCTATAAGAGTCCCACCTATCCACTAGCTTTTGATATTCATCCCACTTTATGCTTCCTCCACTCAAAACTCTAGCAACCTCTCCAGCTATGTGTTTTGGATTTAAATTTAAGAAGGATTGCTTAATGGCATCTTTCAAAGTTACATCCTCCCCAACAACACCGGCAGCAACATCCTGAAGGAAGACACGCATACCAGCAAAGTAGTTCTTTAAACCTGCTATAGGAGAGATACAGAGGGCTCTAATAGCACCAAATGCACTGGCGGCTGCTACAACTCCCTTTAAGTTGGTTACCTTATTGAGCAGTCTTCCTAGCCAAGTCTCATCATTAAAGTTCTTAATACCCTTGTTATGACTATAAACAAGTCTTCTCATTATATTTCTACGCTGTTGAGAAGAAATTCTTGCTGCATCCCTGGCTTTACCAGTATTTCTAAGAGTAGCACTGGCCCCTCTCTGGTCTAGCTGAGTATTAAATACTTCGAGTCTGGTGGCAACAGATTGTCCTGTATGGAATCTACAAGCCATTTCTACATACTTATCTAAGGACTTAAATAAGTCAGTAGACAGCTCTTCCATATTATCTAGAAGATTAATTCCATAAAGAGTAAGTTTATCAAGTTGAATATCCTCCTCTTCCTCAGCAGTTAAAGCAACTGGTTCTGTAATAGGACTACCAAAATTGTCGGAAGTTACATCCTCACAATAGGTGGCTAAGTCTGAAACATCTGATAAGTCCTTTTTGACTTGTCTTTTATTTTTAATTTTATTAATAAAGCTAGCCTTAAATTGGGGTATTCTTCCAGATACTCCATGACATAATCCACCTGTATTATTTGAAGTCTGGTCTGTAAGATAATCAGAATCAATATGTCTTTTATATTCTATAATTCTATCATAGAGCTCTTTAAATTCAGGTAAATGGTTACATAAATCTATAAAGTCCTTATTGATATATGTATCAGATAAGATCTTAGATTGTCTGTCAGAGTATGCTTCATTATAGAATTGTTCAAGAAGTTCATGATTATTCTTGTAATCTTGGAAAACATTATATTTTTGAGACTTATTAAGAGCCCTATAGGAGGCCATATCAAAAGTATAACTTCCATCAGAAGTAGTTAAAGTACCAGCCTCAAGCTCCCTTCTAAACTCCTCCTTAATGGCCCTAATCACTCTTCTCTTGTCTGCTTCATATTGTCCTCTCTTAACATCAGTAACAAACCAACCAGTCAGCCTTCCATCTTCAGTTCTTTCATAAAGTATTGTTTCCGGGTCAAATCCATAGTCCTGAATAGTTTGTCTATTGTGTCTATCAGATATAAATTTCTTCCAAGCATCTTCAATATCAGCAAGTTCAGATAGTTCATTATTATAGAGGATGGCCTCTTTAGCTTTGGACTTTCTAACTATATCATAGAAAACTTGGGTAGTAACATCTTTATGATTAGAGTAAGTTCTAAAGAAGGTTATTGCACTACTTGTGTCACTCAGCCTGTCTATATAAGAGGTAGCGAGCTTAGCAACAGAAACGTGCATTCCCTCTCTGATTTTAACAGGGGAGAAAGAAAGGAATCCTCTATTCGCCACATCTGCAGCTAAATCAATAGCATCCTTTCCTATACTCTCTCTGAGAAGGGCTATAGAATACCATTTTACATAGTTATTTAGACTAGTATCAACACTATTTATAGCATTGTTAATTGTTGCAATTTGAGAAGAAAGCTCATTAATAAAGGACTCTTCAACATTTGGTTCCCCTTCTTTATAAGCATTAAAAGTATCACTGATTTCCCTTAGGGTTTTAACTATCTCAGTGGCCTCAAAAATAGCATTGATAGTATCTATATCTACATCCTTATCAAATATATCTTGAGTAATGGCAGACAGGGGCTCAGCCAATGTTTTAAGTCTTTCAATTAGACTATCTATAGCACTGCCAGTAATACCTAAAGTTTCTTCTTCACTAATGGAGGCTATACCCCTATCTTCAAGAAGGGCTCTACTGGAGAGCTTTTGATATACATCTTTGTATGCAACCTTACTGAAGTTATCTATTCTGGCTCCCAATCTCTTAAGTTGCCCAAGCATTCCCTTTAGTAACTCCCCTTCTTCAGTAATCTGCCCAGCAGAGTATAAGGTAGTGGGGGTTTTTAACGCAGTCTGAACATCATAGTTCTCATCAAATAGGAATCCATGAGCGAGGGTTTCAGCCATAACTCTTGCTCTTTGCTTTTCAGAGAGAAGAGATTGTAAGTCTGTTTTAGCAAATACTTTATAAATTGCCTGCTTAACCCTACTTAAAAATCCTCTATAATCCCCCTGAAGTTGATTCCTCATTGCTTTAGCAACAAGTTGGCCTGCTAATTCAAGTTTACCTTCTTCACTATTTAAATCTGCAGCAGCAATTTCTTCTGCTGTAAATAAAGAATTAATAGTGTTTTCATTAATAAGCTGGAGGAGTCTGTTAATAAATGTGGAATCTTTGCAAGCAAGAGTGGCTAAGTGGGCACTCTCTTCTACAAGAACATCTTCAATATTAGCACCCTTGGATACTTGAATTAAATGATAGAGTCCATCAAAAGCTTTCTGTGCATTTTCAGTAGAAAATCTACCATTATACTTCTCCTTTCCAACAAAATCATAGGCAACTCCTAATTGTTTTAGTCTATCAGTAATAACTTTGATAATCCTATTATTCTCTAGATAGGTTTGTAAAGCTGCACTTCTATTGGGAGTTCTCTGGGAGAGGGTAAATTTGACAGTATTATTTTCATTTGGAGTGATTACAGGAATAAAATCATCCTTTAATTCCTCCTCAGCATTAAACTTTGAAACTCTAGAGGAAACTTCCTCAGTGGGAAGACTCTCGTCCTCCCACTTTTTGGAAAGTTTCTGTTTAATCTCATCAGAAGAATAGGTGATTCCTGTAATATCCAAAAAGGACTGAGCATTAATCTGGCCATTCCTGTCAAATACAATATCAATATCATCTACAGACGAGAGAAACCCCTCGTCTGTAGCTATTTTATATTGTTGCTCAGCCCACTCATAGTTTCCAGATATTCTCCATAAATCTTCAAATAACTTACTTGGAACATCTTCATTCTTTGAGTTTTTAACACATGGAATTACAAAACAAGATTCACTCATATTTCTTAATGTACTTTACATTGTGGCTTATTATCACTACTGGTTAACTCTTCATCTGCAGTTCTCTCTTTGGCATCATCATATCCTTCCTCAGCAGAAGAACTTGATGGCTCTTCAGAGTCAGTTACAACATCCTCAGAACCAAGGACTTTTTCAATTTGAGTTACTGCATGATTATAGTTAAATATAATACCATTCTTTTGATTGTAAAAGGCGGATAGTTGAGAGGTTAATTGCTCATTATCTGCCCTAACATCATCATTGCTAATAGGAACATAGGTAATAGTGCGCTCTCTCTTACTCTTATAATTATTATAATCAATGTCATATTTTCCACCAGACATCTTTGCCATAATAAATAACTGGCCTTTCACCCTAATTATAGGAGCATAATATGCGCCAACCACTTTTCCATTCTCCTTCCTAACCTGCAGTTGAACTAAATCAGCAGAATTTTTAGGAGACTCCTGTCTGCTCTGAGGAACAATAAAGGTAAGTTCTTTAACTTTATCATCCACCTCAGCATCAACATTTCTGACCATTCTGGGGTCATCATTATGAGCCAAAATAAACTGATAAAGCTTTTTCTTAGCTTCAAGCTTTCCTCCAGCATCCATCTCAGAATAGTACATCAAATTACCTTCTCTATCAAAGAAATCAGCATAAGTTAAACCAGTTGCTGAATCAACCACAATTGATTGAAGCACTGAGACAGGTGCAAGTTCCATTAATCTATTATTAGCAGGATTTAATCCACTAGTATAATAAAGATAAATGAATAATCCTTTACCAACCTCAGGATATTTTCTCATAAGAGTTTCCCAATCTGAAGTAATATTGAATTTCTCCCAAGAATCCAAAGACTTAGAGTATGAGGGCTCTATCATAATGCTCTCCTTACTGCCCTTTCCAACGCTCTTAATGCCAGCAACAAGAATTTCTGTTAGCTTGCTTTTTGCAATCTCAGGGTCTTCAGTAACCTCATTCCATTGCATAATAAAGCCATTTCTTTCTTCATCACCAACATTATAGTTAGGCATTAAATATCTAACAGCATTTGGAACAGTCTGTCCTTCCATTATATAGGAAGGATTAAGCTCTCCCTCCATAGAAGACAAAAGCATTGTAGGTAAATCATAGTGTAATGCTTCCATCTGGTCTGCTCCAAGTCCCCAAGGAGCAATCAAAGAGGCAAGCACATCTCTATAATCTTGATAGAGGGGGGTATTAAGAACTGTATATTTATCCATCATCATTCTCATTGCATTATCAATAATGTTAGCGAGAATATTTTCATAGATAAATGGATGGTCCTTATACTTCTCTAATAACTCTTTGCTTTTCTTTTCATCAAGAAGGTCTTCTAATGTAATGTCTCTATCAATAGGGTACAAGCCATCTTTTGTCTCAATAGAAAGTCTACTAAATTCTCTATCAGATTTGTCAGCAGAACTTAAGTAATCTTCAAATCTAGATTTAATTGTATTAGCGGATGTATTTCTAGTTTGCTGTACATAATTACTAAATTCCTGCTTACTCAACATAATAGAGTTAAATAGTTGGGCAACAGCAATTTGAGAATAGTTAGAAGCACTAACATTACTTGAAAGATTTTTGGCCAGTTCCTCAGAAGTAAGCCACTTACCATCAATAGATGCCTTAGGACCAAAGAGAACACTTGGAGTAGAAACTCCTCTATCAGCAAGAACTCTGGTAAGAGCTCTTCTTACATTATTCTCCCCAGTTCTGTTCATAAACTTACACATCTCTTTGATAATTGGCTGATTTAAAAGTAAACCAATATCTCTGGTAGTATATCCTAATCTTGCCAACATAGCTGCAGCATCTGCAGTAATGGAGTTAAGATTTAGGAAGTTTAGAACAGGGTCTTTAACAGCATCAACTGATGCAGCCAATAACTCAGCAAGGGTTCTCTTAATAGAAACACCATTAACAGTAGTGTGCAAGAAGGATAACCCTATATCATCACTGCTAATATCGTCTGTTACTCCATCAAGTTCAGTAATACCGTCTCTAAGGCTACCAAATAAAATTCTATTCTTTGGGTCTGAGATTCTAAAAGTTTTTAATCCCTTAGAAATAAAGTTGTTAACACTGTCATTAGCAAATATACCAATAAGAGTTCCAGCAATTTGATTTTGCTCTTTAAAGATAATAGAGGTCATTGGTTCAGAATAATCATACTCAACCTTAGCATCCCCCATCTTATCTAGTCTTTTTACAAAATCAGAGAAGGACTCTCTTTCAGGATTCCACTGTCCAGCAAAAAGCAGTCTCATTAATTTTGCATCTGCAGAGGACTGAGCAAATCCACCAATAGTATATCTATCCTTAACGGTTGACTCATCAGACAGAATAGCAACCATACAGTCTATAATAAGATTGTCAAGGTCATTTTGAGATAAATCTGCAATATCCTGAACACTCATATTATAGTCAACATTGTTATTCTGCATCTGACCTCTCTGCATTCTAAATTTAGTGCTTGCAAAGACCTCTTCCTTCTTGCCAAAGATGGTATCAAGGCCAGCCATATCCCAGAAACTTTCCCAGTCCTGTCCTTCTGGACGACCTTGTTTCTCCCACTCAACCCTAACAGCCTCTCTGATTCCAGGATTCTCATCATAAATGCGTTCCCAAACATCTTTATTACTAATAGGCTTAGCTCTAAAGTTGTGACGCATTAAGAAGAGCTTATCAATATCAAAATCAAAGCCAGCAATAGTAGTACATTCAGCAGGAAGCTTGATAGTATTGGCTGCTACCTTCGGATTACACTTAACTATCTTAAGATGGAACATTGAATATTCCATCTCAGTAGGAATACGATAAGCAATTATATCAGTAATTCCCGGATAGTCAATTTCAATCTTGGGGATTGCAGTATCATATCTATCCTCAGTAATTGCTTTGCCATCAGCATCTAAGAAATAACCATTCTCATCACAATAATCCTCATACCTGAGAGGCACCATATTTCCGTTTTCATCTAAATAATGAAAATCAAATGCCATCTCAGTCTGCATAGCAATGGGAATGCCATCCTTAATTACAGCCCGCAGACCAGTATCAGTTAAAGCTTTTTTGCCATAACCCATAGAGGATGCCTGAACGATACTTCCTCCAGAAATTAATTGGCGAATAACAGTTTTCTTGAATATACTGATGATACTACTATTGATGTCTCTTGAGTTGCTAGGTTCCCCAAAAGGAATTGTAGGATTTTCTCCATCAATTAGAGTTAACCTTGAAACAGCTGCAAGACTTCCTCTACCATTATTGAGAAGATTATAAATCATATCACTAATGGCCTCGGCAATATTAGAGAATTTATTAGCAAACTTTTTGAAGGACTTTATATACTTCATAGCATGAGCTGCTCCATATATTCTAGCAAGTTGTTCACCAGAAACTTTAGTTCCTTCTTTTCCTGCTTTAGCTCCAACATTATAGTCTTTGTCAGTTCTAATAGCTCCAGTACCAATTTTTCTACCCTGAGTACCCAGAGTACTATTACCATCTGTGTGGTCAGGAATATTACTTTGGATTAGATAATTCTCATTAGGAATAGTATGAACAATATATTCAGTGGTTTCCTCTCCAGTTTTATGGGCTTCAAAGATATCTTTAACCGAAGTACCTTCCTCCCACTCTACAAATTTATCTGAGTTATTTGGATTTGCCCTTTGCTGTCCAGCAGTCTGAGTACCATCATCAATGATTTCTCCATCTGCAGACATACCAGGAAGTAACTCACCATTTTTATCAACATACTTGCCATTGACCATCTTATATTGAAGATCCATTTCACCAAAGCTTCCCTTTTTAAGACATTTATCAGAAGCAAGTAAGTCAATTCCCCTATCTACCATTTCATCACCAAGCTCCCTAAGTTTAGAGCCAACGGGGAATAGTTCTGGAAGTAGGGGTACTTCTGCATACTTAAATTGGAAAGCAATCTTAATGTTGGCATCTCCAAAAGTTTCAACACCATCATTAATAGGTTTAATTGGCTGCATTTCAGCCATCAAATCTTCAATCTCTTGGATTTGTTCAGTAGTTAAAGAGATAATCTTACCTTGTTTTCTGGCTTCCCTAATGGGTCTTACCATATCCATAATTCTATGATAAGCATCCTCCTGAGCCCTAGACCAATAGGATAAACCAGCACTTGCTAAAATCTTCCTATAAGATTCAAAAGAGCGATAGGCCTGACCATCTGTTAAAGAGTTACCTGAAAAGTTCTTAAGGTACTTTTCTGCCTCATCCCTTCCCCAAATATTAGAGAAGTAATTGAGAAGAACATCATAACTAGCCTTGTCTAATCCAGTCTTTACATCCTTAAAGTATACTACCTTGCTATTAAAATTATAGGTATTAGTAGTAGGGTCATACTCCCAAATGTAATTACCATCATCATCTTTTGCTTCCATAGAGAGAGCAGCGCCATTAGTTAAAGTACCTTTATTTCTCTTCTGATGTTCTTCAACACCATTAAAGAACAAGGGGTTAACCTGCATTAAATGGGCCTGATTATAAGAGCCAAACTTATAATTGAAATAAAAATCAAACAGGAGGTCATTTAGTACATTTTCTTTATTCTCCTTATTATTACCCAAGAAGCTATTAAAGTAAATATAATCTCCATTTTCATTCTTATCCAGTAGCCCCATATCAGAGAGCTGGGTTTTAAAATCTGAGAATCCAGCCTCTAGATACTCTCTAGCAACTTCCTCAAAGGCCTCTTTAGTTCCTCCCTTTTGAAGATAATACTCATGCCAAGTACCCTTAAAGTTAGTTTGTCCACTATAAGGCCTATTTAAGAACTGAAGAATACCAAATAGATTTTCGTTAGACCTTCTGGTTTTCTTACCATTCTCATCCTTAACTTGCCTACTTGTATAAGCCTCTTTACCATTAGCAGAAAATACAATACCCCTTCTATTAAATTCCTTAATAACATCTTGGTTTGCTCTATCTGCTAAATAGAGATTATACATTCCAGAAAGTACCTCAGGAAGATAATAATGAATAGTAGTGATTTGCCTTAATGCATTAGTATCACCAGTAATAAAAGAAGGAATATATGCAGGGTCATTTCTATATTTCCAGCTACCATTGAAATACATCCTAGGGGAGCCTAAAAGAACCTGTCTATTGGACCTATCTCTAGGGTCAATCTGGCTCTCATCTGTAATAAATTTTACATTCGCATTTAACCAAGTTCTCCCTCCAAGATACCCCATGATAAACATCAACATATGCTGCTGGTCATTTATCTCTTCAAATTTAGTATCTTGAATACCGAGGTCTCTAGTTATACCAAAAATAGAACGCATAGAGGGTACAGAAGATGGAAGATCTTTGCATTCCCAAATATCTGCTAACCATCTATTATAGATAACCCCATCAGTACCCATGTACTGAGTACTGTTCAAAAATCTACTTCTAAGATAATCTCCTAAAGGAGTAACCTCTCTACCATCAATAACAGCATCATAAAGGCTATTTAATTTCTTTGTAAGAATAGAATAGGGAGAGTTTAAAATCATAGAGGACAATGTACTACCAGCAAATGAAACCTGTTGAGTACTTTGTGATTTAGGAGTAGCTTGGGTTAAAGCCATGATTGTGCCAATAGCTGCACTCATCTCAGCATCTTTAGCCATCTTAGTCCTGACGCCGTTGATTCCTCTTGAGAATACTCTCTGTTCACCAGCAACAAAATAATCATTTAATGCAGCTATAAGAGCATCCTGCTTAGATACATCAGATAGAATTTCCTTAATAATAGTCATATTAATAGGGAAATTCAATGCCTCTAGCATAGAACTAATAAATCCCTCTTGTGTAGCTAATGAAGCATTTTTAAATGTAGAGCCCTCAAGTCCTCCTTCTTTATTTAAGAATACTGTTTTAAAGCGCTGATAGACAGCAATAAAGGAGTTAGAGCCCTTACCAAATGACTTTAAGTTTGTAACATTAAATCCTGTGTCACTCTCTACAACCTCAAATATAGAATTGGGGGATACAGTACCAACTTTAAACTTAGCAAAATAATTGTTTATTCCTTCATTTCTACTTCCCTTATTCAGTGGAGCCACAGAGACTTTCATAGTTCCGTCTGCCTGCTCTTCAATAGAAGCTGCTCTACAAACTTGCAAATACTTGTTAAAATCCTGAAAGAAAGTAGTTAATAGCCTGTGGTCATTCAGCAGCTGCTGATAGAGCATTCCAAACTGTTCGTCTTCTCCATAATAAGAGAGCTTGTTCAAAACATCCTGTTCACTGGTTATATCAGAGAGCATATTGGAAAGCTGCTTCGCCATAACTGCAACGTTAGAGCATAGTGGTAGTCCTAGGATTGGAGATTTAACAACCTCAGAATGAGATTCTGCCACAGAAATAGAGTTTCCAGCTTCGTCTTGAATAACTTTGGTTTCAACAACTGTTTTAGTTCTAGGAATTTGAGATAATACTCTAGCAATAATTGTTGAGAGGGAGCCTTCAAGGGTCTGTGCATCTAGTGCCTGCTGCCACCTATCTTGCTGGGGTTCCTCCATATCTCTAATGGAGTCAGCGAGATCATAGGAGGCATTGGCACTATCATCCAGTGTAAAGTTAGCATGAAGGCGGATTCCCAAAGTTCTATTTAAGACAGGTAAAGTCAAGACAATCAGTGAGGTAAGTCTATCTCCACCAATCTCTGTAGGGAGAAAGATATTTAATAGAAGCCTTCTAACCTCTGCAGCCTGCTCTGCACTCTTAATGTTACTGTCTGCTCTTGGGGTGGCACCATTAAGAATATCATTGGCCTCTTTAAAGGCCCTCAAATAAGAGTTTCTAACATGATTTATAAGTCCCTTGAAAGCTGCAGTTCCACCCTTTTTAAAGACATCTTCTATACTAGGATTATCAGATAGAGTACTAGCATAGCGCTCTGCCTCAGAAAGCATTAATCTAGCAATTTCATGGGTAATCTCATCAATTTCATTACCAGTAAACTTCTCAGTAGCCTCCTTCATTGCTAATGCTTCAGGACCACCGAGAGTTTTCTCAGCAATAGCTCTCTGTTTAGCTATATATTCTGAGTCTTTCTTTCTTTCTGCTCTCTGAGCAGAAATCTTATTGTAAATCTCATCTAACTGCTCTTCGGTGTAATTTTCATCAGGAGAAATTCGCTTTTCTCCATTAGGAAGGTACATATTATATACATTAATATAGGTATTTAACATGCCCGTGTTTACACCAAATCTTTTAGCTAAAGAAGAACAATTCGGAAAGTGTGTACAATATGATTTAACCATACTTTAATTATTTTCTTTTACAAATTGTAAGCAAAGTTAAGTATATATTATGAGTTTTCCAATAAGGTTAATTGAGAAATTATTATCTAATAAATCAATTATTAAAAATAAAGGAGTCTCATAAGAGACTCCTTTACAAAAGCATAAATAATTGGGTATTCTAAAGGGAAATTCCCTTCGCTTCAAATTCTTTATATAGCATAGTTGCTACATTTAACATATCAGGATGAGGCTTACCAGTAGTGCCTCTATACCTTAAATCGAAGAAATGTGACCAGTCATCCTCAAATCCACACATGCAGATTTCAGTTTTAACTGCATTAGGAAGAACTGCTCTGGCCTGCTGAGGAGTAAATCCCCTATTGAGGAATTCCATATAATTCTCTTCTGCCTGTCTACAAGACTTAATGAATAAGGTTTCCCCAGGAGTAAATGGTTTACCGATTTCTGCTGGGTCCCTAAATTCCATTTCTGAAGGCTTAATAAATGTCAGTTCATTGCCAAACTTATCCTTGCTATAATTACAGTATCTTGTAGATTCCTGACAAAAACTGAATACTCTATGCCTTACAAGTTCATGGCTTACACCTCTATCTGTAATAAATCTGGCACAATATCTTTTTACATGAAACTCTGTAGGTTCACAAAGGAGCTCAAGAACATCATTCCATAAATCATTCTCTTGAATGAATCTCAAATTAGTAGTAACACACCAACAGTTTACTTTATCACCAAATATATCAGTAAACTTGAATCCAGATGACTCAGTAACTCTACAATAATTGGGAGAGTTCTGGTAAACACATACATCACCACTATAATGAGTAGTTATTGGTATGGCAAGATATACAGTACCAAATTCAAGCACAGCAAGGTGTCCCTCATTAATTCTGGCTTCAACAAACTTCTTTGCTTCTTCACCACCCTTAACTTCAGACTTATATGATGTCTTGCCACACAGCTCAATCATATCATAGATGCCCTGTAAACCCGGGCCCTGTTCAAGTATTTCTACTGAAGGCTTAATTAGTCTCATCTTCTAAATAAATTTTTTCTCCAATATGGTCTTCCCAGTCAAGCCTAACTATTTTCTTACCAGAATATACATCCCCAATAGACATAAAAGGCCCACCAGGAGGATCAATTGCTTGTATCCTATTAGGAAAATCTCCAATAATCCTAAGATAGGAAGTATAAAGTTCTGGGCCCTCTAGCTGCCAATAATCTCCTTTATTAACTAAATAAAGGTTGGCACCATCCCTATTATAAAGCTTAATTTTATCCATATTATATTATATCTTATCGAATATAATTTACCTTAATTTGTAAGAAATTATACCTTATCTAATGTAATTTTATAGGATGGTTTTATCAGTATTCTTTGCTTTAATTTCAGATATAGCGGCATAATATTCATCTTGTTTATCTGGTACTATATAAGTAGGTCTTGTAGCAAAGTAGTATACATTTTCTTGTAATCTATGCCAAATGCCTGCCTCTTCTATGGTGTCCTTCAGTTCTCCAGATTTATTCATGTATAAATGAATGAGTATGGATTCCCAATAAGAGTCATCATAGCAGTAAGTACAAGTTATAGGGGAGTGTAGGGTAAAGGTCAAAGATAATCCAAATCCTACAAAAGATAGCTGAGGAGGGAATTCATACCTGATTTCATCAAATTTTGTTTTCCAGCATACATCAAGATTGATGATTTTAAACCTTGTCCAATAAGGAAGCTTTATTACTGGTTTAACCCAACCAAGATGCCACTTTCTTAGCTTCCTCCTAACAGAGCTATTCCACATATAATCCCCAACAGTGAGTCCTTTAGGCAGGGTGTGACGGGCAAATTCATGAACCTTGCATTCATAACTCTTATCCTTTCCCCAAGGGACAGTCTTTGTACCACTAACAATAAATACCCCTTCTTTCAGAGGATGACAGTATTTAGAGAGCCACTTTTTGGGGCATAAATAAACAGTTGGGCCACTTCTCCATACAGGAAGATTAGGATCGTTCTTCCATTTTCCAAAATAAACCTTGAGAGAAGGCTTAACAAAGATGTCTTTAACCTTCTCCCAAGTTCTATATAATTTAATCATTGTGCAACAGATTATAGTCAAATCCGTATTTTAAGCCGTACTGAAGATTGAACCAACTAAACTCCCTCTCTGCCTCTTTTTTGCTCACTCTCCTAGGCTGCCAATCATAAAAATGGTCCATAAAATATTGTTTCCACTCCTGATATTGCTCAACAGTTGAAAACTCATTATCAGAGTACCACTTTTTATTCTCTTCTTGTTTGGCCCAATCACATAGTTCTTTAAAAGTATCCCAATGATTATTGCTGCCAATGATTTCAAACTCTTTATTGATACAGTCTAAAGCAAACTGTTCACCACTAATCTTCTTCTTGTACATTATTAAGTTGCTTTAATCGTTCAAATACAGTAATACCATCTACTGGAGGTACTTCTACAGGAAAAGATAGCTCTTTTTTAGGATGAGAGAATGCATACATTCCTCCCCAAACTAACTCTTGCTGATGATTATAGTCCCAGAGAACTACTTTATAATCATCATATTTTTTGTCCTCAAAATGTATCAGAATCTCCCTCAAGTCTCTTATTGTCATCATTGTCTTTGGCTTTAAGGGTTTTATTTAACTTAAGAATAAGAGCAGTAATTTTAGATACAAGTTCTTGAAATGAATAACTTCCTTTATTCATAATTTCTCTAAATTCAGGACTATTCATTACATACTCTACATAGGAATGAATGCTGCAAAGTTTGGGAACATCAATGGGCTCTGGCACATCCCCAACTCTATACAGACCACTTAAATAATGGTCTATATTAGTGCGTCTATAAGAGCCATCAAAATGTCTTACATACCAAATTCCGTCAGGAATATAATTTTCATCATACCTCATTCCAAAAGGTATATACTTCCTTCCTCTTTTGATATAGACATTATCATCATTACTCGCTGCCATTGCTCAAAACACATTCCATTTCATCAACATTCCAACCAGATAAGTCATTAGCTGCCTTAAGGTTAGAGCCAATGTCTACATAGAGAGATGCATCCTGAGGAAGAACAACCTGCTCCTCAACAGCAGCAAGAAGATTGGTTTCAGAGAAATCTCTATCACAGAAATAGTAGCCTCCCTCATCTAATCCTTCATCAACAATGTCATAATCCTTTACTTTAACCTTCACTGTTTTACTAAGAGTAACACTTACAGTGACATCAATTTCTACCTCAGGATTTTCTGTCTCATTGTAAGGAGCATGAGGGTCATTTGCTGCTCCTAAAGGATAATCACCAGTACTATTCATTACTTAAAAGTTCATTATATTTACGAATATACCACTCTGCCTTCTGCATATCTTCAACACATTTACCTTTATGATTACTGCGCCAAATATATTTAAAAGCATTTAACTTACAAAAGGAAGTAACTTCCTCTTTACCGAAAGCTGCTTCCATAGCATCAATACATTCTATTCCTCCAGAATTATAATGCTGAGGATGATTTACCTGGTCATTCATACCCGTATAAATTTAAAATCAAACTTTTCTGCAAGAGCCTTTTTAAGTGCTTCCCAATTAGCTTTTCTGTTAGGGTCTCTCCAGTAATAATATCTGTCTTCAGAGTTAGGATGCATAGCCTCTCCTAAATCTCTCATAGCCCTCCAATGAAAAGAATTATAGAAGGCTTTTACAGCCTGAGTCCTTGAAGGAAATACTACCTTTCCACTGATTGTTACTATTTTCCC